TTAGCGATTCTTCTGCCCCATTCTTACTGCCATAATCCTGTCAGCAATAATCTTCTTTTCCACAACCTCGCGAATCCCCTCATTAACCACGCACCGCAGCTTGAAATCGGGATAATCCTCCCGCAGCCCTTTCACGAAGTCGATAAACTTCTCTCTCGGCGCATACCCCACCATCGGACATTTCCCCGGCTTAACGCACCCAATATATGCGTCAGCATGAACGATATAAATTTCTTTCAAATCAACCTCAAAAAATTATTGACTTTAAACAAAAGTTCTATTATTTGTATATATGGTTAAAGTTAAGCACACCTCCCTCATGGTGTGCTCTTTTTTTTGCCATATTTCCCACTTGGTAAAAATAGTAACTGTTTCCCAAATGGAAACACTTCAAAGCGGAGAGCCGCTAAGAAACGGCTCCCGGAAAGCCTCGTACATCGTGGTACGCGCTCAATAAAAACGCCCTCCAGCTTGACGCTAAAAGGCGCTAACATAAATCCCAAAATTATTTAATTTTTTTTAATCCAATCCACTAAAACTGACGCCAGAATACCTGCAACAAAATAAATAAAACTCTTTAATTTATCCCACCATATTTTTAAGAAATATGCTTTATCCTCATCAATAATTTCTTTAAACAACTTTTTCCCTGCTTCGTGAACTTCTTTATTTTCTTTAATATTTTCACGAATAAGCTTTCCCAGAACTTCCTTTATACACACCTGACTTTCTGCCGCATCGCAAAAAAATTCAGCAAACTTATCAGGACGCTCTATCTTATCCAGCGTCGCCTTAAATTCCACTGCGGGGTCAAAATTATCTCTTTTAGTCCCATTAGCCATCACTTTTCTTCTTTCTTAATTGAATGGTCTGCCGGTTCAACATTAACAATATTGCCCTCTTGCTTGATTTTTATAACTTTGTCTTCTGTTACCAGCATAATGCTAACAGCAAATCTTATTAAAGCTTGCGCATCAACAAAGTTATATTTAGCCATGACCTCATTAAATTTTTCAACATCACCATTTGTAAAACGAAGTGTAAATCCACCTGCGCCACTATCAGTTTTTTCAATCATAACTTAAATTCTCCAAATATGTTGTGGATAACTATATAATACCGTTTTTTGAAAGTCAATATTTGGCAAATTTTTTTAAAAAAAATAATTTTCTTTTACAAACAAAAAGATAAGAACACATAAACCTAAAATAAATTAAAAATTGGTTAATACTTCGCCTTGTATATTTCCAAACACTTCGCCATATCCAGAAACGTCTTCATGTGCCGATGGCACGTTATCGGCTCGCGCGGCGCTTCAACGTACACATACTCAGTCCTGGTGCAGCCGCAAAGTAACAGCATCAGCAGGCAAAGCGCTGTCCCAATCAAAACCGCCCTTATCTTTGCTCTCCTCTGCTGCCTTCTCAATCTCGCACAATCGCTTATCGGCGTCCAACGCCTTTTCATCTCGTTTCGCAATTTCCGCCTCCAAAAATGATGTTTTCCCTAACAGGGCGCTCTTTTCGCCCTGTAATGCCGCAATCTCCCTGCCCCGTTCGATATACAGGCTCACCGTGATATACAGCGCCAACAGCAGCCCTGCCACAGTGTACGTTAATAGCTTCGTCATTCCCTCAGCCAAATCCCCTCTTTAATCAGCCTTGCTATCCGTTTCGCCCGTGCCGGGGTCTGCCGCGCGTAATCCGAGTTCAGACACTCTGCCGCCGCTTTATCCCACTTGCCCCAGCGCATAGCCTCAAGCATTTTCTTAAAACCGCACACCCCCTTAAATCCGAGCTGAAAGCACATATCCAAAAGCGCATACTGCCGCTCCAAATCAAGCCGGTTCCAAAAAGGAAGTGTCTTTAACTGATTTAGACAGATATTCACATCATTTCGGCATATCATATATGCCATATTTTTAGTGATTCCTTTCTTCCAATCGCCGATAGCTTTCTTTTCTTCATTAGTAAATGCACGAGCATCTATATTATGACCAATACCTAACGTGAGATGTCCAGTCGGGCAGTAATAAGGTTTCAAAATACAAGATTCATGAAATTCTAATCTTTTTATGATAATATCAAAATCCATCTTCTTCTCCTTTTAGTCTGAAATCAAGTCCCAAGAAGTCGCAAAATAAATCTCTCGTGTGCAAGGCTTTTTTTAAGTCCTTATACCGGCCAACATATTTACCTCTAACTGCTACTTGATAAATTCCTACTTTTGTTTTGGCTATATATTTTGAATATTTTAACCTCCTATTATTTGCTTGTTCTTTCCTTGTCGCCCAACGGCAGTTTTCAGGGCAATAATCACCGTTATTATCAATTCGGTCAATGGAGTGTTCTTTTGATGGTCTTTCCCCCATATCTCTGAAAAAGTTTTCAAAGCTTTCTAACCAGCTATCACAGATTTTAATACCTCTCCCCCCATAATCAGCATATTTCTTTGCACTTGGATTAAGACAACGCTGTTTCATTATATTATAAATCTTATAAGTATCACACTCATTATAATGCTTTCCATCAATATTATGTTGCTTTAAACGAGAACATTTAGTGCAACAAGTTGTTTTACCTCTCCTTAGCTCATTGCCATTTATAACTTTTTTATACCCACATTTGCATTGACATAAATAAGCAGGTCTATCGTATAAAAGACCACGCTCTTCTAAAACAAGCCAATCACCATATTTTTTACCAACCATTTCTATTTTTTGTGTCATAATCTACCCCCTTCGTGAAATTCCAGCCGCCGCATTTCCCAGTCTTCAGCCATGATTCCCCCTCTGATAATGTTCTTCAAGCAAAATCCCCAACTTAGCATTAAGCTCGGCTAGAAGCTTGCTGTTTTCCTCCAGCCTTTTGCCCACAACATCAAATCTGTTTATCGCTGCCGCAGATTCCCGCTCCAATACATCAACTTTCGCCTCAATCGCCCCCTGCCATTTGCCGAACCGGATAAAGTTCATTGCTACCCCGGCAATCGCCGCAATGGCACACATTCCTTCCCAGCTCATCATAACGCCCCCCAAATTGCCGCCAATGCTCCGGGCGCATAAATTGCCGCCGCTACGCCGACCACACAGCCGCAGAGGATTAAAAAAAGGCAGATGATAAAAAGCTGCCTTCTTGTCAGTTTTTCTATAACTTTTTGTTTTATTTCCGTATCGCTCATTGTCATGCTCCCGTTACCGTCTTAAACTCATATTTTCCCGTTTCGTCCGTCGTCCCGGTGGCAAACCCGGTTACCGAATTGTCCGGGTAAAAATGGAACAAGTCCACCGGGTCGGCATAAATGGCATCGGAAGCGTTTGAAAGGTTGTATGCGTTCAGATAATTTCTGTTCGTGTAATAGCACATCGCCGCCTTGGTGCGGTCGGCGGTGATGTCAAACGTCATAAAGTATCCGTCCGCTTTGTCGGAGGGCGGCAATACGTCGGCGGCAATACTGGCAAAGGTTTTGCTCTCCTGATTAAACTGGTACGCCGCCCACATCTCCGCCGTTCCTATGTTCAAGACGCCTGTCGACGCATTGTAAAACATCCGCACGTTGACCGAAGTCCACGGCAGCAAAATCCCCGGCGTACTGTTTTCCAATTGATAGTCAGCGTTGATTTTATAAACCGTCATCGTCGCCCCAGTGGTAAGGTTCAACTGTGCGACATGCACAAAGACATAATCTCCGGGTTCGCATCCTGTTGCATATGCCACGTCCTCGATGTTCGTCGTAGTACCCAAAACCGCATTTGTCGCCAAGTCAAGAATATAAATCGTATCGGTGAACCAAATCAGAACTTTGTTACCCAACCGAATGATGCGCCCGCGCTGTGCACTGGAATTGCCTGTCCACCCTGCCCGGATATCGCACAGAACTTCCGTCCCGATGGTATCCGTCGCAAAATCGTATGTCGTCAAAACCAGCCGTTCGTTGATGCAGGCCAGACACCGCCCCTCGCCGTTATACTGCCCGATATAATACGCCGCCGGGTTGATAATGCCATGCGGATAAATCGACTGCGTATTTACCGTGTAACGGATAAGCCTCTCCTGCACCGCCGAGCAGATGTCGCCGTCGATGAAGTCAATAAAATCTCCGCTAACGCCGGCAAGGTCAAGTTGTGTCTCCGCCCAAGCCTCGGTTTCCGGCGTGTAGATCAGGCTGTATAGCCTGCTTGCGAAATAAGCGTAAACGTCGTTTCCCTGGCAAAAAGGGAAATACATTCTGCTTGCAGCAGTCGAATTAATCAGCTTTTCTGCCATAGCCGTCGTTTCCCGCTGGTGGCTGTTTAACAACGCCTTTGTCCCGCTTATAATCTCCCCGCCCGTATTATTGACCGCAAAAACCGTTTCGCCGCCGCCTCCGCCAGAAATTGCGGCAACTTTGGCTGCATAATCCCGGAAAGTGACATCATTGCCAACTTCCACTCCTTTGGCAATTATAGCCTGTTGGATATCTTTTTTTGTTTGCTCCAGATAATCCAATTTTTCAACCAACGTTCCCATCAGACAACCTCCCCGTTAATTTCATTAACTATTGTCTCTATTTCCGTATTGTATTCATCATCATTGTAAGCGGATGTTCCCGCCTCAAACGGAACATATAAGACATTCGGATTGTTTGTAAATATGATTGAATCTCCGGTTGTAACCTTAATTTGTGCCAACATCGTCGAATTATCTTTATTGTAGCCGTTACCATTGGCTGTGGCAATTAAAACATTATTGATATAAAGATTGATACTTCCGCCTACTGTATTTCCGGTTACAAAAACCCATCCCGGAGCAGCCGTAACAAAACCAGATGTGATTTTCTGCGCTTTGCTGTATTCCAGCTTACGGTCAATCTGGCGCTTTACCCATTTTGTGTATGCGATTTTGTATGAGCTGTCACTGTCGGCAATATCAAAAGAAAACGCCGATTGTCCTCCCGGAAAATAATTTGGAGCCCCTTTCTGGTAAAGCTCCGCCCAGCCAGTCATCGCCGTCGAACGCACAAATCGGATACCGGTGTCAAAAGTCTGCACGCCCGACCCGCTGGTCAACCCCCATGTCGTCGTTTGTCCGATGCTTTCGGAGCCTATCTCCAAATATGCTTTAGGCGTAATAGACGATACGCTTCCTGTCAAAAAGCGCCCCCCGCTGCTTAATGTTATGCTTGTCGGCTGGAATAGGTTAACCGCGTTGGAATACAGCATAAGAGGCGCTGAACTTCCCAATGTAAAGCCCAGATACGGCACATTCCCGTTTATTCCGCCAGTTATTGCCGCATACTGCCCGTCAGATGCCCGAAAAGATATTGCATTCATATCGCCGGAACTGCCGGAGCCGGTTTGACGGCGTTTGTTTTCTAAAACCAACTTTTTGCCCAAAAGCGGATTTTCATCATCGCCGGAAATTACAACCGTATCGGCTTGCCCGTCATTGCCGGTAAACGTTTTGATGCCGGTTGCCGTCTCGTTTACATTGCCCGTCAGTTGCATAAACTTGCCAACCGTTGCGGCAGCAATCGCGGCATCAACATAAGCCTTGGTCGGAATAACTTCTTTCCACTGTGTACCGATGACAGATGAATCCGTGTTAAAGTTAAAGGTATTGTCGTCAATCGCCGATTCCAATAACATAACTTCGCCCACTGCCGATGTGTACCACAAACGCGCCCCTTTCGGATAACCGCCGATTTTGGCAGAAACGTCGGCGTTAAAGGTATAGTTGCCGCCGTTTTGTATATAAAAATAAAACTGGCTCAACAGATAGCCGAGCCCGTTAAAGTCCTTGCCGTCCGGCGGCGTCCCTCCCGAAGATTTCGGCTGCATGGTTATCGGCGGAAAGCCCTGCTCCAACGATGCCAGATAATTTCCGGTTGCGCCTTCGGCAATCTCGTTGCGTTCGCCGTTATAGGCAAAAGCCCCCGCCAAAACCTGCGGCAATTCAAAATCAGCTGCTTTCATCATCTACCCTTTCGTTAGCTGCCCGTTCCACAGTACGCCCTGATTAAACGGCTGAAATTCCGTTCCCTCAAAGCCGAACGTCGAATCGGTAAACAAATTATAAATTGCGATGCCTACGCCGGCCGGACGCGGCAAAATATCCTTGTATAAAAACAAATATTCTTCCCAGGGCTCAAGCGCGAAGTCAAAAACGAAGATTTCATACTTCATATCAAGGCTGTCCTGGACATAGGCCGTTCCCCGGTCTTTAAACAAATCCTGCAAAAAACGGTTCATCTTATAGACGCTGCCGTCCCAAATCGTACCGAAAGCCCTGATTTTGATAATCTCCCTAAATTGGTCGTCGCTTAAAGAAAAGTTTTCCCCGTCTGCGCCGGCAAAAGTGCGGGTAACTTTCAGCATACGCCCCCAAATAAAGTCAAGAGCCTCGGGAATACAGGTGTTATAATCCAGAATTTCCGTAATAAAACGTTCGGATACGTCGCCGAGATAATTATCCCACACGGCGGCGCGCTTTATCATCAAATCGGAAACGTTGGTATAACCGTATTGTTTTTGCAATATGTCTAACGCAACTTCCCTAAACATCAGCCCACCTTTTCAAATACGATTTCTTCTAAAACGCCGACATCATCAATCTGCATTTGCAGATAATCTACAAAATTCGGGCCATTCGCCACCTGTAGATTTAAGAGGTTCGCCTGGTTAAAACTGTCCAGCGCCTGCGACAAAACGACCGACGAAATAACTTGTCCGATTTGAAACGGATTATCGGCAATGTATTGCGTCAGGATATTTTTAATAATGTCTTCAACGTCTGCCGGAGTATAGCTGTTCTCGCTGTAAGTAACTTTAATTGTTATTGGCTTGAAAGTAGGGCGGCGAATTTTATAGTTATAAGTAAATTTAGCGACTTCGTCATAATATGAAATATCCGTATCGCCGTTAACCCCCGCGCCGACGGTTTTAAATTTAGCCATAATTTCTGCAATATCTGCATCTACGCCGCCTAAAACGCAAAGATAAACCGAATGGGGCGACAGAGTCTCGTCATCAATCATAATACTTTCATCGGTATAATTCTCTCGCCCCAAAACGCTCACAACGTCGGCCAATTGCGCCACATTGTCAATCAGCGCCCCCAAAATGGTCTTTGCCCTGATATTCAGCCAGTTAGCTGTAATCCTCTGCCGGAAAACGTTGTCATTTTCCTCTGGCGCGCCGACAATGCCGCCCAGTTCGTTGGTAACGCTGTCCCAGCCGGAAATCGGCGTTACAATCGTTGTCAGCGTTCCCGCCGCACAATTTATCGCTCCAACGGTCGTGGCCTGGAACTGGACAGAAATGCTCCCGCTCTGCGGTATCGTTACCTTATTTAAGGACACAAATTCGTTTTCGCCGTTTGAAACAACCACTCCGGCAAGGATAATCGTCCCGACTGCGCCCGTTACGGTTGCCGACACGACTGTTTTCAGACCGTTTTTGCGGTAGTAGCCGAAATAGGCCGCAGCAACATCCAAAGCTTTCCCTTTTGCCGTATAAACGGAAAATGAGTTGGCCATGGTTACAACCTCGTTCATTACCAAAGTCAGATTTTCCGTGTCATTGAGGATAAGCTGTCCCTGAACGGTGCTGTCTTCCAGATTCAAATCGCTGCCCAAAGCACCCTTATATGCCTCCTGAAAAGATTCTTTAATTCCCGATGTGTCAACGGTAATAACGCCGTCACTCGTTACGCTGAAAAGATTGTTCATAAACTGATGTTCCCATAAATAGTTGAAATTTTCGCCGCTAAATTTAAAGCTCCGTCCTCATAAGTTAGCGCAAGGTTGTTTATCTGGGTTATCTCGTTGTTACCCATAATTCGCGAGCGGATTTGTTCGCGAATATAGTCGATGCCGCCCATTTTTCCCAAGATGGTACTGAAATAATCCGTTCCGGCAGCGGTGTCGTAAGGATTTTCCCCTTTGACAAAACCGATACGCGTCCTTGTATCCTGCGCACAAGCAGCAATACCGACAGCTATTGCCAGATTTCCCTGTATCAAAACCAGATTATTGTCTGCATCAATCTTTAAACTGTCCATATTCCCCCTCACTTTGCTTTTACAATGGAACTCGCTGCCGTAATCGTACCGCTCCATGTCCCGGCAGAAGAACCGGATGTTACATTAACCTCCACGGCATCTCCCAATCTTGCAACACCCTGACCTCCCTCGCCGCCAAGATTAACCGCAGGAGAATTGACCGTTGCCGAAGTTTCGGCATTAACCTCGGCAGTTTTGCAGTTTATAACCAAAGTATCGCCAGTGATGTTGATTTGCCCGTCCTGCAGGTCTATCTGCGTTTGGTTGTTGCGCAAAATCACTCCGGATCCCGCCTGATTGAACGTCAATGGCAAAAACACTCCGTTCGCCCAGTCAAACTGCCGGTATGAACCGGCGGCGGCCGTTTCTTTCGTCTTTTTGTAAATAGATAAATCATATTTTGAAGCTAAAAGGAACCCGGCATCTCCGACACCCGGGGCTATCGTTATCTGGCAGTTGTTGCCGAAATGCTGGATTATGGGAATCGAATAAATCGTATCTTCTGCGCCAATCGCGAGCAGATTTCCCGATGTGTCTTCAACTTCTATCAACGGCGCGACATCTACAAAGCTGTTATCTTCATAAACTTTAATCACCTGAACCGGTTGCACGGTTGCCAGGTTCTTTGCCAGATAGTCTTTGATAATCGCATTTAAAAGCGCATATTCGCTGGAAATATCTGCCGGATTAAACTGGGGAATATTTTTCATTTGTACCATCCAAAATCCTTGCCGCGCAAAACCAGCTGCGTGTACCACTGCGTTCCCCGGGTCTTGCCGACATGCCGCAGAGTCTGCAACTGAAGTTTGGCTTGTTTGATTTGCGGAAATTTTAACGAATCAATAATAATTTGCTGCCCGGTTACCGGTTCGGTTGTCATGCGGACATTGACGTCAACCCCCAGAGGCGTCGGCTGCGGAACGCCGACAATATCCTTTGAGCCAAACGTCAAGGCCGGAATATTCTCGAGTGGAGCACTCGGTTCCTTGATATAAACGCGCCCGTTATGCATATAAATTTCCAGTCCCGTCTGGTCGGCAAGATTGCGAAGATTCTGAATTGCGGACTCATTTCTGAGCGCGTAATTGCTGACTTTCAAATCGTCGGAAATTTCCGAAACAAGAGGAAGCCCCAAATCGGAGGCAAAACTTGAGGCTATCTTATTAACCGAAACGTCCCCCTCAAACGTATAGCTTTTGGTTTCCGTTTGCTCTTCAAACATAGACATGGCTTTAATCGTAACTTTCCCGTCCGCCGTCTCCATATCCATGACGGAATCCATTGCCACCCCGTCAAAAATGCGCGCGTGGCGGTTATAATACCCGGCTTCAAGCACAATCCGCGCCTGTACCCAGTCCTTTAACCACGGTGTTGCCGATGTCGCCAAAAAAAACATCGTTTCTTTTTTCAGACCGCCGATAATTATATTGGCTTCGTTCAACGCCCCCGTCACCGCTGCCGAGGTGTTAAACTCAACATCCGCATCTTCAGTCAGTTGGGTCAAAAGCTGCTCCGGGCTGCTTTTCCGATAAATGGAGAGGCGTAAATACCGTTTCGGAATATCCCAGTTATTCTTCATTTTCTTTCAGATAAGGCAAATTTTCCCTGATTTCGTCTTTCTTAGCAAGCCATAGCCTTTTCAGTTCCTTTGCGCTCTTGTCTCCCCTTGCGAGAGCTTCCTCGTAGTCGTATTTGAGCGGATCAGCCTCTTTAGCCATAAGGGTCGAACGCCGGCGTCTGATTTCCTCATTGGCTATCTTAAGCGCCTCTTCCGGTTTGGCAAGTTTAAACCCCGGAACTGGCAAATCCGTCAGGATAACGCCATCGGTATAATCCGCCTTTTTGACGGCGTGATAGCCGATTTCTTTATCGTACAGAATGCCGTAGCCATTTTCCTGCGCCCAAGTGTTAAACCTCTCCATCAAATTCTGAAAAGCTTTTGCACTATGTGTCGCACTCCCGTTAAGCAGGTTCTCGCGGCTCATAACAAAGCTTTCCCAGCGTTTGGGATTTTCGATGTATGTTTTCATATTTTCTCCTTACACCAGACTGTATTCCGTATCAAAAATAAGCAGGTATCTGTCATTAAACCCGCTGTAGACGGGGTCGGTATTGCCTAAAGTGTCATAAAAATACAAATTGCCGTTTAAGGCATTGTTCAACAAAAGCGGCATCTTGTCTATGCACCTGACGCCGTACCGCTGCACCTCGCCGTCAACCGTAATGTCGGCAATAAGGCTGCCGTCTTTCATTGTCCGCAAGGTAATGCCGACAATCCGCCGATTTTCCGTTGCATCGGTAATTGTTGCCGAAAGTTCCTGAACCGGAGTTTGAATAAGGTTGATTGCCGTTTGCATTACATCCACCACCTTCCCAAATTAACATCGCGGGTTTCAACAATGCCCGCTTTCTGGGTATCGCTGTCGGCAACATTGCGCAGCATTGTTCCCTCTGCGGTCAAAAGCAACACCTCGGTAAAACTCATATCTACTTCAAGCATATTATAGTTACCCGGATTTTCATTAATCATAAAATCATTCATAGTAAAATTTTTTCTCAAGCCTGAATTGCGAGTTTGAATATCCAGCAAAATCATATTCCGGCACAACTCCGTGCACTGATTGTGAATAAGTTCCACAAGCGATGCCTTGTTAGTTATACCGTCAAGGTTATATTCGACATCGCCAAATCTAATCAGCGAATTGACAGAAACCACCCCTTTCAGCATCAGGTCATCAGGGTTGGAATATTTGTAGTCAGTGTAATAGGTGTTGTTTTCCAGCGGATATTTGGTGACTGTTGATGAACCGTGAAACTGGCATTCGTCTATCGTGTCAAATTCCAGCCAGAGTTTGTCGCTGTTGGACGACTTTATTCCGTAGGTATAATTGTTTAATCTTTGCCAGATATCATTTGCAATGCTCAAAATCATGAGACGCTCCCGCTTCTGTAGTTAAATGCGCCGCTGCGGTTGCCGCGCGTATTCTGATATAAGACGCTTTCCCGCTGTGTTGCCAGCTGTATCTGCCTCTCGCTCGGATTATTAAAAGTATATGTACGGTTATCATAATAGGCTGTATTTCGATTTGGTTCAGAAAGGTACGGCAAATAAGAGTGCCCTATATCCATTGGACTGACAGGCCTTAAGCTTTCCCCAAACCACTCGGCTCCCGGTTTTATATACTTTTTAAACCCGGTTTTTTCCAATAACCAATCTCCTAAAGCGTCAATCCTGTCGGATAACCGTCCCATCGCCTTATCATAGGTCAAAACATCATTGTCATCCAGCTCAGCCAGGCCAAAACCTGAAAGAATAAATTTTCCGCTTTTGGCAATGATGTCTAACAGGTCTTTCAGCGTTTCATACTTCTCAATCGTCTCGTCAAGCCTGTCCCAAAACGGCTTCCAGTCACCGGAATCGAGCGCTTCAACAAAGGCCTTGGTCAAATCGGCCAAATCTTTAAGCGCTTTTGCAAGCTCGGGATTTTTAGCCAGAAAATCATTAAAAGGCTTTTGCAGTTTACCCCAGTTGATATAAACCAACCCTGCGGTAATTCCCAGCAGGGCAAACGGGCGCAGCAACAAACCTATGGCAATGCGAAGCGAAAGCACAGCTGCTTTATAAGCTGCAAAAAGCTTAACCATATCGGCAATTTTATCGCGTGTCTCCGTGTCCCTCGCAAAATCGGCCAAACTGTCAGAAAAACCCTTGATTGCCGGTGCCAGACCTTGCAGCATTTCCAAACCGATGGAATTAAGCGCAACCTGGATTTTCCCGATATTTTGTTCAATTTCAACAAAATCCCTCTTCGTCTGTTCGGTCAGAAGCGTAAAGCTCCCGGCTTCGTTCCATTTTCCCATAAACTCGTCTGGGCCGGCACGAAGCATGCGAATTAGCGCATTGTTTTCATCTCCGCCCAAAGCATCAAGAACCATTTTCTGACCGTAATCAGTCAAAGCGTTAAAACGCGACCGGATAAGTTCTATCGCGCCCAGATAATCCTGACCGGCCAGATTTACCCCCAAACGGGCAGAAAGTTCCTTTAATTCCCCGGAAGATTCATTGATTAAAGTCTTTTGCAAATTTTGCAAACGGTCAACGGAAGATACGGCATCGTCCACTGTCCCCCCGAAAAGCTGAAACATATTGACAAACTGATGCAGCTTCTCAATCGGCATATTCCATAATTCTGCAAGATGGATAATCTGCTTCATTTCGTTATAAACTTCGGTCAGCCCCTTTATGCCGAGCGCGCCGGCGGTAATCGCCCCCAGTTTGGAGAGCAGGCTGTTAGCTATAGAATCACCGGCGCTTTCAAACTTTTTTGTAAGTTTGTCAAGCGACCGCTCGGCTTCCTTGGAATTGACGAAGAAATTTATAACGGCATCGGAAAACATTTATTTTGCCTTGTCTCTGGCGCGGTTATACGCCGCATATTCATTTTGAACCCGGACATATTGGGCGAGGTTGCACAAATACAGGTCGCCCAAATCTATACGTGTTAAATCTGTTATGTTTATTTCGGGAGTGAGAATGTTGAAGATGAGGTTACTTTCTCCGAAATCGGCAAACGATACATCTTTTCTAGCACTGCGACGTACGGCCGGAATATTTCGGAGCTTTTCATAAAAACCATCTGATGTTCCAGAATTTTTATGCCCAGTTCAACCGGGGCAAGCGGGCTTTCAAAATACGAACCGGCGTTTTCAAGGCTCATTTCGGCCACCGGAGTATTGCCGCCTGTATCCGTCAATGTCGCAAGCGGCAGCAAATCTTTCAAACATTCCTTGATTGAACGGGATTTTTCGGCAATGCGCCGGTCAAGAAAATCCAACCCCTCCATAGCGTTAAACAGCCGGACGTTGAACTTCAGCGTCTTGTCCATGTCTTTGATTTCCACTTTGATAACTTTTTGCATTTAAGCCTCCTTTATAACGGCATTTGGATACGGTCGGCAAAAGACAGGCGGTAAACCTTGTTCCCCTGCCCGTCGTCCCGGGTTGCCGAATCGCCCGCGTCATATTCCTCAATCGTCCCGCCCGAATATACCGTCTTGACGCCGGTCGTATAGTTGGAAACGTTCATAACCATCGCATAATCAACAAGGCGTCTGCCATATTTGGCCTGCGTCGCGTCGCACAGGCTGTCCAGCGCCAGACGGGAATTGGAATTGGCCTGCAACGCAATCGTGCACGCATAAACAACCGGCTTTTGTACGACTTTCGCCTTGCCGTCCGCGCCTTTACTCAAAGTCGCGGGCTGCGGACGTTCCCACTGTACGCCGTCCTCGGCAATGCCCTCAAGCTTCAAATACGCCAGAACCGGCAATGCGGTTAAAGAATATTCAAGGTTTTGAAAACCCGTTTTATTCGTTGAAATGTCCTGATTTATCATTGTTACGCTCCATATAATGTATTGCTGATTCTGACCTTGTTAATCACGCCGCCGCACAGATAAGCCGCTTTGACCCGCGCCCGCCTGAGCTTGATGTCTTCATCGCTTAAATCCTCAATTTGGAAATAATAGCCGTTCTGTTCCACGGAATCCGCGGCGCCCGCCACGCCCATGGCTTGATAAATGCTGTTGCGGTCAGCTTCCGAAACCGTACCGTCCTGCGCAATCGTGCCGTTTGTCTTGCCTTTTTCGTACGAAGGCGCAATCATTGTACTCAGAAATTCCTTGGCGTCCGTTCCCTGAAGCTTTAATTTGTTCAAGGCGATGAAACCGTTCATAATCCGGGTCTGCGTGTCTTTTTCCAGCCACGATTCGTTAACCTGCACGTCTTCCGTGCCGAAATCGCCGGCCATCAGCCCCATACCGTACAAAACCTGTTCCTGCGAACCGAACCCAACCGAATAGATATAAGAACCGTAAAGGCCGTCCAGCTCTTCGGCCAGCCCCAGATTGGTCTGCCCCTGCTGATAATCTACTACGGTTCCCAGTTTGGTTATCGGGGTATAGCCCGTTGCCGGCTGGAAATTGAAGTTGATTGTGCCATTGGCGGTTTCAAAATCAATCGTCGCGCATATTGCGCAATCAAGAATGTTGACGTTTTCCTGATTGAGGTCAACACAGGCGACATATCCCGTATATCCCTTTTCAATCAGAGCCTGCTGGACGGTTTTAAACGTTTCCTTGTCGATAAAGTTGAAGACCAGACGCACAAGGGAATAAATCGTCTGTTCCCCGAGGCTGCCCTGAAGCCACTGAACCGCCGCCTCTATATCGGCCTGCTCCAGCTTTTCCAGCGTCGTAATTGAATATCCCGACGAATTGGCGTTTAACAGCCGGTCGCAGAACTCGGCAAACGTCTCGGCGTCGGTTCCCTGCGACAATACCGCATTGTCAAGCCCCAGCATAGCGCTCAAATCCGTTCCGGTCGTCCCTGCGGTTACCGCGCCGACAACATGTCCTTTCCCGGTTTCGCCCGCCGTAATGATAAAACCGCCGGTTACCGAACTGTACGTTGCCGACGCATTGCCAAACATCTCGCCGGCAGAAGAATTTGCGATAATTGCGTTACGGATGGTCGTGGCAACGTCCGAATAGCTGTTGGCTGCGCTCAAATCAACCACTACCAGAAATTCCGTACCGTCAAACGAAACGTTGAAACTTCCTTCGCTGACGACTTTTAACGCGGAAAGCTCCGCTACAGACGACGCTCCTTTGATAAAGGGTGCCGCCGCTTCCTTATACCAGCGGGCGACGACCAGCTTGTCCGGGCTGGTTCCCGTCTTGCTCAAATAGCCGAAATACTTTTGCACTTCGGCATATTCGGAAATATTCTTGCCGAAATAAGCGCCAAAATCGGCAACAGCGGAACTTCCCGAAAATTCAAGATAGGCCGAACTTGTCGGAATAAGCGCGTTGTCCATGGCCAGCAGCATATGTTTTTTCTCCACCGTGAACGACGGAGACTGAACCGACGCTGAAATCGGTACAAACTTGGAAAAAGGTAAACTCATGGTCTTTATCCTCAAAAAAAATTAGTTGAAATTGTTTCCCCGGTTGATAATTTTGACGGTTGCGGTTTCAATGGCAGGCGACGCCGTCTCTATCGTGTCTACCGCAAAAACCTCCGCGTCAAAACTGTAACGCCGCATATAGGCTTTGTTTTCCTGCAAAAACGAGAGATTGCGGATATCTCCCGTCTTTTTCAGGTCAACCAGCGCCCCGTGAGGCTTAACCAGATTAACCTGAAGAGTATGTTGAAACACTTCGGCATTGTAAAAGGCGTTCGGCCCGTAAAAATCAAACTGTATCCTGTAAACGCGCTCAATATCCTGGTAAAGCGTTACAACGCCCGTTTCACTGTCATAGCTTTTCTGCCGCTGCTGGCTCCACCCAATCGGTGAAACCGGCATAATGTTCATCGTGGCGAAATCAACGTCCGGCGGCGGCAGCGGAACGTCGTCATGATAAGGGTTGACAAACTGGAGCGCCGGCATCAGCCCCTGCAGATAATCATATAGTTCATTTTCCCGCATCAACATACTCCATACGGTACGCGTAAGCCTCGCGCCAGCCGGCGTCATCCCAAGCTTCTTTGGCAACAATCCTGTATTTGTAACCGTTACAGACAAAAGTGTCCGAACCAAACTGGCGCAGTCGGTCAAGCTGTGTCGGCGTGCCGGTAATAAATACCTTGAAATACTGATATTCGGCCAAGTTAAAGCCTAACTCGCGCAATTCCTGCAAAGAGGCCGGCTGTATCTTCCCGCGAACGGTAAAAGTTTCCGTCGTCGTTACGGGGTCGCGGCTGTCAGGTTTCCATTCTACGGATGTATGGGTAAAAAGCAGCTGCTGCCAGTCATTAACGACGGTTAAAAAATCTCCGACCAGTTCGTGAAGATTAAGCGACATCCCCGCTCCATAAAAAAAGCCCCGTTTTCCCGAAGCTTGACTTTAAAAACGAATCTTATATAAAAGAAAAGTCCGGTGCTGCAACACCGGGCTTGTCTTAACCTAGAAAGGGGTTAAACCCACTTTAACTTCTTTCCTGAAGTTAAGATAGCCTATTTTTCTTGATTTGTCAAGTTTAAAATAGGTTGTGGGTTTCCCCTTTCATATTATTTGAAAGGACTAATAATGATAATAAAATTTATTATTGTTATTCGGAAACTCCGAATTTTCCTGTCTATTAAGAAATAGCAGGACGGGACAGGGTTGTCAAGCCCTGTCCTATTTTTCATCCGGCGGCAGCAATATTAGCTTTCCGTTTGGCTGAATAACGCCAGCGCGGACACTGTTCTGCAACTGAAACGTGTCCAAAAGCGGCGTGTCCTTACCTTTTTTCCTGACTGTCGCCGGCGCATTGGGCGCATAGTCGTAGGCGGTAAAGCTCCGCTTGACCGTCGTCTGCATATCTCTGGCAATACGGATGACAATCCGGTTCAGGCTTTCGCCCTCTTCAATACGCTTTTTGACGATTTTCGGGATTTTTCCTGCAATCTCGTTCCGGGCATTGGTCATAAACGGGCGCGGCGGGATTTTGTCTGCCGGGTCGCCGAAATTGTTGACAAGCGCAATCTTGGACAGCTCTTCGCCGCTTTCACGGTGTTTCTCTCCTTCAAGATACCCCCATTTTGCCCCTTTATAACCGGTTTTCAGCTCTTTTTCCAGCTTTTCCGTCATCTTCACGATTTTGGAAAGGTCTATTTTGACATTGGCAAATTTCCCCATTTCAGCACCCGCAAGCCGGAATATAGCGCCCCAGCCGGTAAGGCAGCGACATCTGCCAGAAAAGCTGCCCGTACTGGCTCTGATTAAACCATTGCGCCTGAAGGTTCTGCAACATCGTGAACGATGCCGAAACGGAACCCTCGCTTGCCGATGACAGATTGCCCGCCGTTCCGGCCCCTCGCCCGAACAAAAACGCAATATGCGCCGTCAGCAGGTAGAGCATCGTCTTGAGCAGATCATAATCGCATACCGGCGTTGAATAAGTGTCATTCAATATGCCGGTGGCCATATCAAAGAAGTTTTGCAGCTGCTCGTCCGTAAATTTCCCGGCAAATTCGGGATAGCGGCTTAAAAACTCCTGCACATCAAAAACAACTACCTGCTGACTGGACATTAGGCCGTAACTCCCTGGCTGCTTTTCATGTTGTCGGCGGTCTGGATTCCCGGAACGTCTTTGGGGTCAATCTGCTCCATACCGGTTTTGACGTCCTTTTCCAGCTCTTTGGCCTTGGCTTTGGCGTCGCTTTCCCGCACTTCGGCAAAAATCGCCTTTTTCTTCAGATAATCCTGTTCCGCGTGCGCTTTGGCAAAATACTCCCATACTTCGGCATCAAGCCGGGTTGCCGCATAACGGCCGAGCATTCCCTCGGTTTTGACCAGCAGCCCCTGATTCATACCGTTAATGACGTGTTTTTTGCCGTCCGGCGTCGCAAACGTCAGCCCCCACGGAAGTTTTGACATCACCGTAACAAAATTTCCGCCCTGCGGGCGGGCAGCGGCGGAAACCTGAGTTACTTTCTTCGCAGAACTTTGAGCGGTCTGCGCGCTTTCTTTTTTCTTGGACATATTGCCTCCTTATATGTTCTAGATGCCCAGCATAGACGCAACGGCGAATGGCTGGAAAATAACCGCGCCGAAAGTCCCGGCCGAATATTTCTGTTTGAAATGGGAAAGGTACGGAACAACGCGCCCGGCTCTCATTTTTTCAGAAAATACCAAATCGGCCACCTTGTTGGCGGTATCGTCGGCGTCTACCACGTCGGCAAACAGCATCATCATTTCGCCCGCGTCCGTAGACATTTCCGGCGCTACGACGACATCCAGATTGGGCAGTCCCTCTTTCAGGAGCGCTTTGACGGAATTCGCCATCAGGTCGCTCGTTCCCAAAAGCAGCGGCGACCTTGCCGGACTGATGACCAGTTTTAATCTGGAGTTCTCGTCAATATAGCCTTTTGAACGGTCAGCCAAATCGGCAACCAGTGCCAGAATGTCGTTATAACGCTCAACGGCGGTCTTGGTCGGCCAGGTCTTCTGCCCGCTTGCCCCGTTTACCGGCGTCAGCGCATTCGGCAGGTTCGGGTCGTTCAAAAGACCGAAGTTCTGCAGACCGGCAACGCCGTAGAAGTAAAAACGGTTCATTGCCAAATCAATCGTCGTTGCCGCCGAAACCTGCTTTTCGGAAACAAGGTTGAACTTGGCGCGCGATGCAATATCTGTTTCGCGGTCGCCGTATTCAATCGTGGTTTCAAAAACATAGTTGTCGCGGGTCGGGAAAGTCGGGTTGATGTCCGATTTGCCGTTGTCCGCATAGTCGTCATAAGGCTGAACAAAGCCGGTCTGTTCAATCTGCGTAAAGCGGACGTACGGGGTCGTCCAGTCGCCGATTTTGCGTTCGCCGACGATTTTGCGTGCCCGACGCGGCGCATTCAGGATGCGGATGATTGCCGGGTCAAGAAACGCCGTATATTCTACCGGAATACCCGAATTGGGCGGAGTAAGCAAAGACGCGTCCATCGCCATCTGTGCCAGATTAGCCTTGTCAATAAAGCCCTGATAACCGTTAAAGACAAAGCCGTACTGTTTTAATTCCTCAATCTTATTCTGCTGCATTGTTAATCTCCATGCGTTCGCCCCAGTTTGATACGCCAACCAGAATGCCGGCGGCGGCAGTGTTGTCGCACAGGGTCTTAATCCTGAATGACGTTTCCGTCGCGCCGGATACCGTTGAGCCTTGAGCGGCGTTGGTAATCGCCCCGGTGGTATTGTTTACAAAAATCTTGTTGCCGACAACAGGCGTATCGCCGACAGTGATAAAAATACTGCAGCAATCGGCAATCCCTACCTTGTAATTGGAAGGAACAATCATTGTCGCGCCGTTGGCAATATCCGTAATCGGAATGTCCAGAACGCGGTGTACGATACCGGCAGGCTGCCCGGTTCCCTTGGCGGAACAGGTGCCGTCCCCGTTGTCCCATACGAACTTGCCGACTTCTACCTTCACATCACCCTCTTCATACGCTTTCACAAGCAAAGTCAGTGGATACATGTGGTTGTAGTTGTCATCCATAAAATCACCGGCCACGCCCCACGGCTTCTGGCTGTTGATTTCTTTTTGAAAAGCTATATTTGCCATTATCTGTCTCCTAACTTGACGTTTTTAAGTTCAGGAAAGTCTTCCAAAAGGCCTTTTACAGCAGCCGCGTCATAAGACATATTCGGCTCCTTTTTGGCGTTTTTCAGCACTTCCACCATACCGCGATAGCTTGAGCGGTCATAGTTCTTGACATTGTACCCGTTAAGCTCCAGCGCTTTGGCATAAATGTCTTCGGCACTGTCAAAGGCCATAACGTCAACGTTCCCGATAAGCGGGCGCACCGCCGCCGCAGCTTCGTTTTTCTGTCTGAACTCGTTTATAATGGACGAGCGGATTGACTGGGCGTCCATAGCGCCTTTCATCCCCTCCGACTCATGTTCGCGATCCAGCTTCTTCCTTTCCTCCGGGTTCTTTTCCAGCTTTTCGCCGTACTTTACGCCCTCGGCAAAAGACTTGTCATCCGGTTCGGCGTCTTTCGCCTGCGGTGTGGAATCATCGGCCGAACGGGTGGAATCCGTATAAGCCAGCCGGTCAAGCGCTTCCCTGAACCATTTGTACCATTCCTCTTCCGACTTCCCGTCTACCTCGCCGCGCCCTTTCAACAAGCCGTTTACTCTTTCCATCAGCTCGTTTTTCAAGGCGTTTTTGTCGGTAGTGTCAGCGTCATCGGCAACACCTTCCTCATTTTTGCCCGGCTCCTGGATTTCTTTGATTTCTTCGCGGATAGCCTCTTTGAAAGCCTCCTCCAAATCTTCATCCATCGCCATGCCTTTTTTTGAAGAAAGTTTACTGATAAAGTTTTTTAACTTAACACTCATCTTCTTACCTTTCTTAATTGAGTTACCATCAGCGACAACCACGTCGCTTCCTGCTCTGCCCTCTTTTACAAGAGCAACGTGATTCCCGCGGATGTTGGTCATGCGGAAATCATATCTCTGCCCGTCAAACGTCCCCGGTTCAAACACCGGGTCATAACGATACGCGCAGGATAATTCTTTTTTGCTGTCCGACTTAATGCCGTCTATGGCTTTCTGGTCATAAATAACCAGCGAATTTTTCAGATACGGGCGTTCTGTCATTGCGTCGGTGCCGAGCGACCCGACCCGCAAATGCTGGTTTTTCTTATCCGCGCCGTCCTCGACATGTTCGGACAAAAGCGGCAGGTTGTTAAACGTCTCCGCCGCTTTTTCTATTTCTTCAAAAGGCCGGTAGCCGTAATAAATCCTGTCCGGCACCAGCCCCTGTTCTTTCCACCCGGGAATCTCGCGCCCATAATACGGATTAACCGCCTCTTTGGTAATGTTTGACACGTCTACATGCAAAAAACCGTTTTCGTCCAGATGGCGCACGGTACCCGTTTCAAGCTTGTCGTATGCTAACATTTAATAATCCTCAAGTAACGGAATAAAGAAACAATGACAGTTTATCTTTTCCCCCGGAAAGATAAATTCGCCGTCAACTTTAAGCCCTTTATCCAAATCAAATATTTTGCCGTTTGCCCGTTCGTGGCTGTGGCGCGGTTCCTTTACCCCCGTCGCGTGCTGCCACATCCCCCTCTTTACCCCCAGCCCAAGCTGACGGGTGCGGTTAAGCTGTTCGGTCGCCTTGTGGTTTTGGTCGCGAGCTATCATTATCGCCCGGCGGGTCGTTATCCCATACCGTTTGGCTAGTTCGTCATTTACCCAGCTTGACGGCTTCTCATCCCTTATGCCGCGCATTACCATCCCCTCAACTTCCGTAAAATACTTTTCGGGAATGGATTTTATCAGGTTTACGTTTTCGTGTACAAAACTCTGTGCGGCATTAGTTAAAGCCGGGGTCTGCCTGAAATTATGCAACAACCCTAAATCGCTAAGTTCCCGCTTAAACTTCTCGCTTTGATAATGCTCCAGCGCCCCTTTCAGAGAAATCTCGGTATATCGGTTGACATTATTGACAAACCACCGGGAAAGGCTTAAAGACTTTTTGTTAAACAGCTTTTGATACTTGTCCCTCAAATTTCTTATCAGGCGGTACAGTACATTCGCCGGAACGGCATCTGTCGCAATTTGTGCCTCTTCGCCCCGGTAAACCCGCAAAATCTCCCTTTGCGCCTCTTTTTGCATTCTTACAATCAGAGCAGTCAGTTTTTTGCGATAATCCATCTCAATCCCTTTATTGGGGCGGATGGCCCGGAGTTTTTTATACCTTGGTTTCATTTCTCTTGACTTTTTCACCGAGTCGTGATATATTAAATATAGAAAGTTGATGGAGAAAGGGGCTTGACCCTAATTAGTGTCTGTCCATCAGGTAACTGCGGATTAGTAGACCTCTCTTCCGTAGCTTTAACGGTAAGAAGACCATAAAGCCCGCAAGGGCAACTGCCCCGGATGGCGCTTGTTTTACAAGTTCATGAGGGGAACGGCAGTCCCTCCTTACCGTTTTTCTTTTATTAAAGCTTTTTTCCCGCGTTCCCTGACCTTAAAAAAGTGTACAATATCAAAATATCCGTCTTCGTTTTGTTCAATATCTAAAAGGACAAGCGGGCTGTCTTTTCCATCACTTTGCGATATAAAGTGATAAGCTCCTTCTCTTTTTCCCGGTACTATATATTCAGGAGAATATAAAGCCTGGGCAATTAAAGAGACAGCTTCTTCAGACGAAATATCAGGATGGCGATATTTGTTTAAGTCAATAATATTTTTCTTAAGTCGCACCGGTTTGCTTTCAACACCCAGCTCTTCCAAATCCTCGGCATTTAGCTCCGGTAAAATATTGTCTTTGTTAAAGTCAATTTTAACCGATTTAATCTTTTCTTCTATATTCACTTTTTGGCTCTTACCCCCTTCTTCGGCCGAACCGCCAACTTTCCCCGGCCGCCCGGCATGGTTAAAATTTCCACTGCCACTGCCTCCGTCTTGAATTATAGCCCCGTCAAACACCGCTCCGGCTTTGTCTTCGTCGTCAATATCGTCAAAGCTGTCGGTCTCGGGAACGGCGTCAACGTCAATATTGGAATAGCCGCTGTTCGGGTTGTCGGCCAAAGCGCCGCGCACTTCCGTATTGGAAAGCGAACCGCGGTCAACATAAATCGCCGCCGTGTCGGCATTGATTTTATTGATTTCCGCCCGTTCGCGCTCATCCATTTCCCACAGCGGGGCAAATTCAAACGAGATATTGGGGTCAATCTCGCCATAAAGGTTAAGCTGAAGAATTTTTAAAACCTTTTCAACCGCATCATAACTGATTTTTTCGTTTAACGAATGAATCTTATCATAATAAATGCGGTTCGTTCCCTCTGAAGAGGCGTTTAAACCCTTCGGCAAATCTCCGAAATACTTGTCTTTGCTGATTCCCAAGATAACCGGCGCCAGATCAAGCGACATGCTGACAATGTCCGTAACCCCGGCAAGCGGCGTATTTATCTGTTCCAGCTCTTCGCGCTCCTTGTCCAGCAAAAACATTCCGTCGTTGGAACGCTGGGAATTGGCAAACTTGACGCGCTCAATCAAACTGGCACAGCTGCCGTTATTCAAAAAAGCCGACATATCCGTACGCCAGACGGTCATGGAAAACTTATTTAAGAGCCTTTGCGCCGAACGGCGGTTTTCGGTAAAGTTCTGCACATATTCCAATACCTGCTGCGCCAGCGAAATCCCGAAGAAGTTATACAGCGGCTTTAAGATAAGTGGCACCTCATTCTGTGCAAAATACAAAAAACGGCTCTTGTGATATTCCTTGCCTAATATGAACCAGGTCTCGGGGTTAAAATAATCTTCTGACGTCGGATTCAGAGTGTCATATATTCCCGGATAAATATTAATCGGCTCAATTACCTTAAATCCGCGCAGCATACCTTTTTTAAAGGTAAACGAATCCAGAAAAAGCGGCGTTTTCTTTTCGTCATCATCCAACGGCCCCACATCAATATAGACCAGACAGCCACCCTGATAGCCGCAGGTGGAAATAGCCTGATTGAATATGCTCTTGACCCGGAATTTCTGCAAATCGCTCTCAAGCCCGCCTATCTTGACGCTTAAATCAACATCGCCTTTAGAGGTAAGGTTGATAAACTTCCTTGTCATATCGTCGGCAATCGTTTCTATGCCGGCGCGAATAAGCGGGTCCTGGGCAATGTTGGACAGCAGCGGATAGCCCAGAAATTTAGGCATTGCCAGCTGGCGCCACTCGTTTGAATATACGCTGAAAACGCCCTCAATGCACTTGTCCATCGCCATTACGGCGGGATTGTCTTTCGGTTTGCCCAGCGTTACGGGCACTTTATAGTCGGCAACGGGCTTATTGTAAATCTCCAGCGCGCGCGACAGCATATCCTTCGGACGGACAGAGATTCCCATATCCTCAATGTTTCTTATCGTCATCGGCTCACGTGATACTGCTGCTTTCAGCTGACGTTTCTTTTTTACCATTCGTTTACCCTGAAATGTTGTGTCCAGTTCGGATTGATACGCATCGGCGGTTTGCGGAAAGCTATATCAACCGCATCGCACACCGTATCTACAATATCATCATGCTTGTGCTTCATATCGGCGGAAAAAGCCCCCGCCTCCGCCATTACCTTGCGCGATATGTCCGTGTCTTTGTTTATCGGCAGATATACGCGCCCGTTTTCAATGTGGACAGACGCGTCAAGAACGCGGGTCAGTTTGTCGGTTATGCGCTCAATCGGCATAATCGGAATGAGAAATTTGCGCTTCAGCGTCTGGATTAAACCGGTGCCGCTGGCTTTGTCTTCAATGTACATCGCCCGCGGGCTGACGCCGTTAATGCCTTTTTCCCACTTTTTCCAAAACGCAACGGCCTGAACTTCCAAATCGGGGGCTTCCCATTTGCCGTGTACCATATCCAAGAGGTACAGTTCGTTCTGTCGGGTTACGCCCCAGAACGTAATGGCGGTAAAGTCGTTGGCTTCCTTTGTTTTCTGCGCGGTGTCTCCGACCATAAACATATAGCTGTACTTAACGTCTGACGTTGGATAAAACCGCCACCATTCGTCTTTGATAAGGTTGCCGCCAATAATCTGCGGTTCCTGCTGATACAATGCCGACCATTCAAACTCCGTCAGGCTCTGTTTGGTCTCCATTAGCTTGTCAAAAGAATGAAGTTCGGGAACCAACGCTTCGCCCTGATCGTTAATCGCCGGAAAAGACAGAACTTTCAAACGCCCCGTATCCTTGTTTTTTTCAATAATGTATCCTAGCAGATCCTCAACCGTCCAGCGGGTCGCCATAATCAGCTGCCCGCTTTTCTGGGACAGACGGGTTAAAAATACCGTATTGTACCAGCTTATGACCGATTCTATGATTGTTTCGCTCCTGGCCTCTTTCATATTCTTGAAAGGGTCGTCAATAATCCCGATGTCCACGGATTTGCCGGTCAACGGCCCGCCGACGCCGGTGGAAACGTAATAGCCGCGGTGCCCGACAATGTCAAAACGCTCATTATTGCGCAACGCCGGATTTGTCAGCAAAGACACACGTTTGTTATTAAGCGTTGAATGCGGAAATATCGCAGCATATTCCGGTTCCGTCATAATCCGCTGAACGTCGCGGTTCATAGAAGCCGCCAGGTCAGAGGAATACGAACACTCGGCAATGCGAAACTCGGGATTTTTCCCAAACGCATAAGCCGGAAACCGCCGGCTTGCAAGTTCCGACTTGCCGTGCTGCGGCGGCGCCTGGATAACCAGAATAGGCCGCCTGCCCTCCCCGACATCAATCAGGAACCGGTTTAACGCATCACAGACCTCTATGCTGAATTTTGAGAAAAAATATCCCTTGTGCGTCTGCTTGACGAAATACTTAAAATCCCGTCGCGCCAGTTCGTTTAAGATGTCGTGCTGCGTAATCCTGACATCGTCAGTCAATCTTTTCGTCAACGCGTTCAACCAAAAGAAGAAGTTTATCGTCAGAAAGCCCGGACAAATCAACCGGCGGCAGCAAATCTTTGCCGTCCCTGCCGGTGATTTCGGTCTTATCCACATAAAGTCCCGCCAGTTTTCCCTTAAGTTCCTCTGCCTTTATCGCGGCATTGACATTACGGGAAGCAATCGCCAGCTTTTGTAATTCATTAAGCTTGTCAAAGCTTTCAACATCTGTATAGCCGAGCTTGCGAAGTCTGGCCCTTTCACGGCGAACCTCCCCGGACTTTTTGCCGCCCTTTGAGGCAATTTCTCTTTGTTCCCTCTTTGTTCGTTTGCTTTGAGGCACCAGATTTTTCTCATTCGCCATTTTCCATCCTCGCCAATGCCAGCTTTGTCAGAAAGTCCTTGCTTATGTCGCCGAGCAAAGTGGCTACGCCGTCCGGTTGCTCTTCGTCGTCAAGAAGTTCCTCAATTTTTTCCAAAATGAACGTAATGCTTTCCGCAATATCTTCATTGATAAGCTCGGAGCGAAGAATATCCCTGTTAAGCTGCCCGGCAACGCCTGCGGCCATATAGACCTTTTCGGCAATATCATCCACCCAGCCGTCAACGTTTTCAATCAGGCGGTCATACAACAAATGCATGCCGTAATTAGACGACTGCCAGTGTTTAAGCTTGCAGGCGTATTTATAGGCTATAAGACTTTGTAAAAGTTCTAACATGAATTCCTCTTGACAATTTCGCCGAGTCGTGATATATTATTTACATAAAGTTGATGGAGGAAGGGGCTTGACCCCAGTCAATGTCTGTCCATCAGGTAACCTGCCCGTTAGTAAATTTCCTCGGGCGGACTTTCTGACAAAACCTTAAAGCAGTTGAGAAATGTGTCCGCAACTTATTTTAAACGGTCCATCAAGATTTAAAAGCTTTAAGGTTTTTTCTGTTTAAATGCCGTCAACAAAAATTTGATATTCTTATCGCCGTCTAAGTCCGGCGAAATAACTGCTATCTTATGGTTATAATAAATCTCAAATCGATTTTTCCCATTAAAAGACAACTCACCTTTCTCAATAACTTCAGCCAAAGAATTTAGAAATTCGCCCAGTTTCTCCAGCGGATACTTACGTCGATGCAATATATGACAAAGACCTTTGTCCTCGTTACCCCAAATTAAATCTATACCGCCAATATCTTTACGCCAAAAAGCATCTTTAACAAATCCTTGGCGTTCTCTTAACAGTAAGTTGATTGCTTCTTGTCCACGAACACCTGTAAACTCTCTGCCTAAAAACGAGCTTCCGCTGTTATGCGTAAACCGCCCGACATCATCTCGCGGATGGTCAGCTTCGTTCCAACCGTCAAAAGATATATTGCCGACGCCGTTGATTTCATTGTAAATTATTATCATTGTTCTTCTCATAAAAAAAATCCCTCCTGCAGAATTTGAGGAGGGATTTCGGTCACAATCTTATTGGAGAATTGAAATAATATGAGATAACAAAAAGCCCCGGCTTTCCGGAGCTTTTAAAAGCATACACTAATGCTATTATGGCAATTTTAGGGTATGGTTTTTAAAAAGTCAACATCTTTTTGAAATTGTGTATATTTTTTTATACACCATATTTTTCAATCTCAATCCGTTTATTCTAAACAACCTAAAAATAATTCAATAAAAAAGACGCAATTCTTTAGAGCCACGTCTTCCATTGTAGTAATTTTTAGCACCACCTGTCTGACAAGTCAAGCATTATTTTCAGGATGTGGATTTTTAACCGCAAGTGCCTCATCAAAAATACAATTATTATTCGGCCGCCAGTTGTAATGCATGCTCTCCATATCTTTTTCCAGCTTGGAAATTAACCAAGGGCAGGCATAAAAAACTACATCCGAATGACTTCCACCGCATTCCGCCAATAATTTTTCCATGCCATCAATATCCGGATAATTGTCCGGCGATATATTAACTAACGCCGCAACGGCACCTTTTTCAATCTTCAGATAAAAATTGCTGCGGCACAATATACCTTGCAAAAATCTAATATGTTTTTCGCTGTCTTCCCGCGACAGATATGGAACCAATTCAATCAAACCTTTTTCTTTCACGTCTGCGCCGAAATAAAACCCGGAAACAGCTCTCTTATTAAGCGCCACAATTGCCAACCTGCCATCTCCCGCAATACGACATTTGCCGTTTTTGTCAGCCTCCTCAATAAATCTTTTAAACAACTTTTCTTCCGAAATTTCACCAATACGCCGATAATCAATCTTTGCCTGCGATATTTTTTCATTAGTACAAATCTCTTCATATATTAACGTACGCCAGGCATCCGGAGATTCCCGATATGGTGCCGTATCTTCAAAATCAATTTCATCCAACAGCTGTACATTCAACTCTTCTATTCGTTTCTGCTGTTCTTGCGACAGTTTCGCCGCAACTTCCCTTAATCGCATTTTATTTCTCCTATAAATAAAGAGTCCGCCCCCAGGCAGACTCCTAAACATTAATATAATAGCATATCATTTTTGACAAACAATTGTTTTGTTATTCCTTGTGAATAACCTGAAACCCATCCTAAACGTCTGCAAACCTCCCTAAAAACACACAAAAAAATAAATCCACGCAAAAGAAAAACCGGTTGCAACAAACAACCGGATTTTCCAAAGAAACTTAGCCATAACTTCTCTACCAAATAAAGTAGCATACTCCCCCTAGAGTCAAGAGGGAAAATAACGTTTCTCTGATTTTACATTGCGTATTTCAGCGACGGGTCTTTCTGCTCCTGCCGCCAGATTGTCTCGCAAATCCCCCTGAAGTCCCTCTCGCGCGTGTATTCGCTGTACTTCCCGTAATTGACAATGCCATAGGTGATAAGATATTCTTTCATCTCCTGGCTCATCTTCGGGTAGTTCTTGAACACATATTCTACAAAATATTTAACGCGCTCATCCATTTCCGCCTTGATGTAAGCGTCTATGGATTTACCCAGCGTTTCGGCTGCGGCATCTTTCACCCACGGGATCATAAGCTTTTTTAATGCCCCGAAATAATCTTCGCTAAAGATAACATCTTTCATCCACCTTTGGAACATTGCCCGCCACTTCGGCAGCATTTCCTCGTTTAGCATAACTTCGCCAAAGTAATCGTACAAAGCGGCTTTAACCGTCTTTACATCCAACACCGGTACGCCATAAACGCCCGTCTTCCGGATCTGCGGCAAAACCTCTTCGCAAATCCAGTCTTTAAATTTCTGTGCTTCTGGTTTGTCTGATTTCAAAATTGCCCGATAGAGATTTGGTTCATTCACATAATAAGTCTTTTGTATGCCGCCTTTTGAAGGGGTAGGTATCAGACCCATCCCCCTTGGATTTAATCTTATACGCAACTGATGTCTGTCCTTTATTTCCAAAACATTACAGACATCAACCAGACAAAACCAAGGCTCATTATCAATTACAGTTGTACGCAAGGGGATGTTGTTAAAATTAAAAACTTGTAATTCATTTGTCATTGTTATTTCCTTTTAGAAAAGCCACGCAAATTTGAGAGGTGGCGGACTCACTAAGCCGAAATAACAAGGCCGGCAGGTATTGGATATTCCCTGCTCTCATCCGCCATATAGCAAAAAAATCGCCGTTACGAGGCGGAAACCGTCAATATCGTTTAGGCTTTCACCTTACCCCGCAAAAAATAAAAATTAAGAATTATTTAAAGATATCTACGCTCTATATATTTATTATATTCCTTTACTGCTTGTTCTCCTTTCCCTTCTTTGCATAATTTCCTGTACCTGTCTAATGCCTTTGCTTCTGCTTTTTTTTCTTGAGCCAATTTATCACAAGCTTTAACAAAATAACGATATAAATACTTCAATGAATAGCCAAATTTTAAATCACGTATATCTACTTTAAAAAAATAACTTTTCAAATCATCTATATCCAAATTTAGTTGTCTTATATACCTATCCATTTCTCCATGAATCTCTATTTTTCCTTTTTTCTCTTGCAAACAAGCTATAATTTCCACAGCAAAAGCCTTTAATCTCCAAATAAGAGCTTCTTCATATTTCTTTTGGTAAAAAAGGACATCAGCCATATCTTCAAGTGTCAAAAGAATACCACATAGGCTTTTTTTATAAATCTCATACTTATATATTTCACAATGTCGAAACCACGCTGCTTCATCAAAAGTCACCGTTCTCTTTTGCTGTTTTGCCAATAATTCTTCATAATACGAAAAATCATCATCAAAATGATGTTGAATAAATAATTTTTTTTCGTGTTCATCAGCGAGGATTTCCCTGTCTTTTAATGTTACCCAAACTAATTTTCCATCAATAGGGCGAATTATCTGATAAATCTCTTCATTACAATACGGACACCTCTTGTTCCTCTTGGAAAGTATTTTATGCCCACAATTAGGACACTCATTTTTTAGCTGTCCAATATTTGAAGTAAGATTTTGATAAAGATAATAGGATATTTTCTTATAATTCCCTTTTTTAGGTGGAATTATATATTTTTTTTCTGTTACGAAAGATTGTTTTACAAAATAAAGAATTATTAATAGACCTACAATCCACATAACCATATTCCAATATTAATTATCATAATAATAACTACTAAATAAAATTGTTTAAAATCTCGTTATTAATATTTCTACGAAATTAGATAATTATTCTTCCAAGTAATCCCAAAAACCCTCTTTGGCATATCCCTTGAGCTGCGGGTGATTTCTCTTCCCGCCGTAGTGAATCACCAACCGGTCCAATCCTCGGCACAGACATTCTTTACACAGTTCCAAATTATGGTTATATTCGCTAAACTTTTCCCCTACTGCAGCAATCGGCAAATTTAACAATACAACTCTATTCAAAACCTTCTTTTGCCCTTTTGTAAGCTTATTTTCCGTTTTCTCAAATTTACTCCGCGCATCCAGTAAAAATACCGGCGTATTCAGCTTTGGCGTATAGTCTACCTTTGGCTGCTCCAAATCAGGCAGACGAACAGTACCGTACTGGCAGGCCTCGTGTTCTTCCCAAAAGGTTCTGCCGGCTTCCAGTCTCTCTTCGGAAGAAATATCCTTAGCGCCATACGCCAGCCACCCTTTTGCATAATACTTTTCCAACTGCGTTTTTTTCATTATCCCTCCCTATAATTCCGCAACAAACCGCAGAAACTCCTTTTTATCGTTGGTTTTAAAGACATCGCCCGTTGTGGCCACGGCGTTGTACTTGCGTTCTTTGTTGGTAGGATAGTTCAGAATGTAAATCGTATATCCCCCCAAGACGTCTTTTGCAAAAGTTTTGCGCCGTTCTTCTCTTTCCCTTGCCGCCAAGGTTTTCATCTTTTCCTTGCGTTTGATATAATTTTTTCGGCAAGTTTCCTTAAACCTCTCCGGATTAGCCTGCGCCCAAGCCCTAGCTGCCGCCCTGTTGCATTCGTTGCACCACGAGCGCAAACCGTTTTTTCCGTTCTTCATTCGCGAAAACTCGCTCAACGGCAGCTCCCGTTTGCATTTTGTACATACCTTCATTTCGTTCATCGCGGCATACTCCACTGGCGGATAAAGCTTTCCAGTATTCGCTTGCAATCGCCAGATTTTGCCTTAACGCCTTTCAGCCCGGCCGCTTGCAAATCCTCATCGCTCGGAAATTCAAAATCGCGCGGCTGTTCTCCCCTTGCCGCGGTTCTTTTGCGGCACGAAAGCCTTAACCCTTCGTCAAAGTCCGCCGCCTCGCCGGATTTAACCAGCACCGCCGCATCCCGGTAGCAGTACAGGTTATGCCGGCACCGCCCCAAAGCAATGTCTTCGTGGAATCTTCGCTCCGGCATATCTTCAACCAGTTCGCCCGGCGGCTGATAGGTCGGCGACTGATTCTGCCGATTAAGCTTGATTATTTCGGCAATTTGGCCGCCTTTGGGCGCAAAACCGGTTTTGGATGTCGCCGCATATTGCGACACGGCCGCCTTGGCTTCGGCAAGAGTTGCATTCGCAAGAACCTGCTGCCAAACATCCCTCAACCCTTCGCTGTCCGCTCTGAAATCGGGATAAATGCTGCGGGTGTATTCTACCCAGTTGTTAAACTCAAAATTTTTCATCAAAACTCCTCATTCGGGTCAAATTGAGATAAAAATTCCCTCTCTTTTGCAAGCGCTGCTTGGCGAGCCTGTTCCCTTCCCGGCGGGTCTTTAGACGGCTTGTAAAACAGCTCTGCGCCGTTTGCAAATCCCTGATAGCCGGAATCAACGCAATGGCAGATAGCCCTTTTCGCCAAATCAAAATCGTTCCCTGTCAACTCCTTCAGCTTGGCAAGCATACGGCTGCGGCTCTCCGCGTTCTTGTACTTCCCGCCCTTTTTCCAGCTTTCCCAGTAATCGAACAGGCTTTCCCAGTCCAAAACGTCAGAAAAAGAAATTTTTTTCGGGGATTTTTTATTTTGGGGGACTACCCCTTTAGGGGTTAAGGGGGGATATATTTTATTTTTTTCTTCTTGGGGGTTTAAGGGGGTATTCTTGTTTTTTTCTTTTTGTTTAATCCCGGTTTCCGTTTGGTTTTCTTTTGGTTCCGTTTTGGTTTCGGTTTGGTTATTTAATCTTTTCGGACGTCCGCCCTTGCTGCCGTTTACAAATTTTTGATTGTTGGCATCAATCTGCGGCTTAGCCAGCGTCATAAACATTCTAACTTCCGGTGTTAAGGCCGGCATATCCCCGTCAAGCGCATATTGTGCCAAAGCCATAAGACATTCTGCCTGCACTTCCTTATCCATACCCCGTAACGCTTCATAAAAACTACGGTAAAATACAAAACTGTCCCTCATCTCAATTTCTCCCCAATACGTCAAAAATCGTCATCTGCCGCCGCACATCCTCCAGCCTTTTCATCGATGCCGCCCAGTAGTCCGGGTCTTTCTCAATACAGATAAAATGGCGGCCGAGATTATGACAGGCTACCGCTGTTGTGCCGCTTCCGCTGAAACAATCAAGGACAAGGTCATTTTCGTTGCTATATTCTGCAACGCACCGTTGGAATAAACGCAAAGGTTTTTGTGTCGGATGAATTGTTCCGTCTTTCAATAATTCAACCCTGTTCATTCTGAAAATTCTTGTTGGCCTATCAAAACTTGAATAAGCAATTTCACAATCACTCATCGTCAAACCGTCTTGTCCTTTATCCCAGATAATCCATCCTTTATGACCTTGCTCAAGATATTCATTGAAATAATTTCCGCCCCAAACAATCATATTTTTTGAAATTCTTTTCATCTCATCAAATATTTCTTTTTTAGGAATTTGATGATCCCACTCTTTTTTGGAATGCTCTTTCCTGTTATGTTTTGGATTTTTGCATTCACATTTCTTTTGCCCGTCAATTCCTATCCCGTACGGAGGGTCGGTCAAAACTAAATCAATACATTTGTCCGGCAGCTTTTTAAGTACATCCATACAGTCGGCATTTATTATCGTATCCAGGTGTTCAGTCAAAAAGCTCATCTCTGCTAATACCTTTCATATCCCATTTTGTCCTTGTCCTTCGGGATAATGACCGTGCAGCCATAGCAATACTTCAATATCAGTATCAGCAGCTCACGAAACGCCAGAAACGGCAGTTTTAAAGGGATTAAAAGTTTACTCACTCGTTCTTCTCCTCAATCCCGTAAAAGTCATTCGCCGTTACCTCGCCTTTAGTGTAAGCGACAATCTTTGCCATAGTTTCAGCTGAAGGAATTGTTCCACGCACCCACCGGCTAACATTCATCGGAGTTTCATTGATGTTTTTCGCAAATTCTGCTTGCGACATATTGTGGTTGTTTAAAAAATCTGTTAAAGTCATGTTAAACCTCCGATTTAGAAAATATAACTGAATAAGTTATATGTCAAGTTAAAATATAACTTTGTTGGTTATTTAATTTTATATCTTTAAACGTTATAATCTTCAAAACGGAGGTTTAATATGGAAAATAATTTACGAAAAATTCGCAAAGCTAAAAATATGAGCCAATACGAGCTGGCTGATTTAACAAACACCACCCCACAACACATCGGCAGACTGGAAAAAGGAATATGTAATTTAACTTTTCAATGGATTGAACGCTTTGCAAAAGTGCTTAATGTTAATCCAAATGATATTATCGGTACTGCCGAACCGTTTCCTAATAGCAATTATAGGCCCATCCCAGATAATACTGTTATTATAACTGAAGATAAGTTCATGGAAATAATCTCAACCGCCTTTGACGTTTTTGTGGAATGTATACCTGAAGACAAAAACAAAATTAAAGACGTAGGGGTAAAGATGGCAGAAATATGTTTAAGTGCTACCAAAGCTGATACAACAGACCGCAAAGGACAATTAAGAGCAATGGTAATAAACCTTTATCAAAAAAAAGCGATTTAGCCAAAAATATATATACTATGTTATGTGTAAGAACTTATTTAACAGCTGGAAATAAAGGATGACGGTATTAATTATTATAGGTCTTTTAACATTTTTTAGGTTGTTCATTGGAACAAAAGCTGAGTCCCCCAAAGTCGAAACTTTAAGCACAACAATTTACCGAGATATTTTATTTTGGAGCGCTGTTGCTATAATGTATTTTGGAATTGTTTGCTATCAAAAGGCTGAAGGTTGGTTAGGTTTCTTCGCCATTGGTATAAGTTTCCACATTTTACACAAAACCCCGCCATCTTCAAAGAATATTGCGCCTTTTTCCAAATTACCTATAAAAATTTTAGGTTTTATGGAAGATGCAATAATACTGTATCTTCTATTTTATCCTACTTTAAAAAGGCATCATTTAACTTACGACATGCTTCTATCAGTCGTCTTAAATATTTTATTGACTACAATATGCCTCTTCCTTCTATACAAAATCATCATCTATAGCTGGAAAAGCTTTATTTACATTTTATACATCATTATCGGTGCATATATCAGTTGGTACACATATCATATTGATATTATCATAATGACAGCAACTACTTTTTGTTATTTTATGCTCTTTTTCCCCTTGTACAGCTATATTAAATATTGTGAAGAATATTACAAAAAGCTTTGTTCCCCACCATCTCCTCCCATTCCTGAAATTTCTCCAACACCCGAAGTCAAAGAAGAACGCTGGAAAAACGAATATAAGCTATTTACCTTAATCCAAGGCGTCTTTCCTGAATACACGGTTCAACGCCAAGCAAGCCCGCAAGGTATGGGAACGCAGCGTTTTGACATTTATATTGAAGAGTTAAAGCTTGCATGCGAGTATCAAGGTGAACAACATTTTACTCCAATTGACTACTTCGGCGGCGAAAAAGCTTTGGAATTAAGCAAAATACGCGATTGGCGCAAATATAAGAAGTGCGAAAAATATGGGATAACCATCGTATATTTTTATTATTGGGAAGAACTGACCGAATATCTAGTAAAACAAAAACTCCATAAGTGGATTAAAGAATAATATTTTTTATTGCTTTTAAAATTAGTTGATTTTTAAGAAATTCTATGTTATATAATAAATAACCGCTGGGACTGCGTCATTATCGCAGGTTTAATCTTTGTAGATTAGCCCAGCGTCTTATTTTGGGATTTTTACAAGCCCATTAAATAAAAAATATTATATCATAAAATAAAGATGGCGAACGTCCGCCTAGGCGGTGTATTCGGAGGTAAAACCAGTCTGAATCTAGCTATCCCAACTGACAAACAGCAGCACCTTTCTAGAAGCTGTCTCTTATACACATCTGACGCTGCCGACGAATAGCCTTG